ACGGGTTAAGCCCGTCACTCTACAGCGTTTAGAAAAGTTTCTATGCTCCGCTGTTCTGAAGCAGTCCAATAGCGTTCTCATCTACAGTCTCATGCCCAAATCTCTGGGTGATGACCATGTTTGTAACGCCAGCCTGCTCATCTCTGTCTTCTTCAGCTGTAGGATCACGCTTGACAGCAACTGCGTAAGCTCTCTCGGAGTCCATAAGGACTGCCTGAGTGTCGTTGTTGCCTGTAGTTGATCCGTTTGCCTGTGAAGTTACGTAGACCTCTACGCCTGCAAACCTTCCGACAAGCCCATCTCTGAGTCCTGCGTCAGTGTCTGCTTCGTTAGCGAGGATAAACTTGTCCTCGTCAAGTAGGTCGGCAAGATGGTCGTGTGAAATGACAAGGGCGTCGACCGAATAGTCGTTCTGCCTCATTGTCTGAGCTAGATCCTTGACGTCTGAGTAACTGATCTCTCCGTCTGAAGAAACAACTGCGGAATGTGCTTCGCCGTCTGCTGGGTCTGCGCCTCCTGCTGTCTGTCCTTCAACTAGGTTGTAATGCTCCTGATCTCTGTACTCTGCATGGTCCTCTCCAGCTTCTTCAGCTGCCCTATCCATCTCTGGAAGGTTGGAGTCCTCTCTTGCCTCATCCGTGAACGGAATGTTGGACTGTAGGACGTAACCATTGGCATTTGAAGGATCTGTGGAGATTTCAACTGCTGTGTGAGAGAAGTCTGTCTCAGCTGTAGCTGATCCTTCTGTCTTCTCGTTGACAGTTGTAGCTCCGACCTGTCTTACCTTGATGCTTGAACCTGCTGCACCAACCAGTTCACGGTTAACCGTCATTGCAACGTCTTCCATGACAATGTTAGCTCTAACAGATGTCTGTACGATGTCTGTAAACCTTTCAGGGTCGAAAGGATCGACAAGCGTACTGTCTACATCTTTGGCTTCGTAATCTTGGTTCTTAGTCTGTGTTGACATAATTTTTCACCTCCTCGGTATCGATTTCGTGGTTTTCTGAAAATGCTTCGATATATTCTTCGTTCTTGGACTGTAGGTAGTCCTTACCTAAACGGTCTGCTGCCTGTTTCCATTCGGCTTTGGTCTCTTGATCTTCTTCAAACCGTTTCTGCTCCTGTCTGACTCTAGGACCGTCTTCAAGCTCAACTTCGTCCAGAATAGATTTGACCTCATCAACTTCAGATTTTATTTCCTGAAGCTGTCTAAGATCCTCTAGTTCGGACTTCAGCTCCTCATTCTCCTCTCTGAGACCTTCATTTGTCTCTTTAAGGTCTTGAGTAACTGATTTCAGCTCTTCAACGTCGTCGGCAAGAGATTCGCTCTTACCTTCGCCTTCGTCAGACGGTTCGTCGTCTCCACCTTCCACTTCAGATTTAGCCTCTTCTTCTGAGACCTCCTCTTCCGGTTCTGGCTCCTCTACTTCGTCTGTCATAGCATTAATATTGTTTTTATCTTGCGCCCATCGGACGCCTTCATCGCCGCCCCACGCCTTCCACATGGCGTAGCCGCAATCCGTCCATTTGCTTTCGTCTTCGTCGACGTCAGCTTCTTTGTTGTCTTCGTGACGTGCAAAACTTGCGATGTCGCTGATCTTGTCTTCGCTAAGCGGTTCACCTTCAACAAGCATCTCTGCTGTATTGGTGCCTGCTCCTGTACCGCAGCCTTCACCAACCTTGTCTTCTTCCTTAGCGTCTAGGAACATCTGTGCGTTCTCCTGTGCTGCCTGTGGCGGTGTACGCTGCTCCTCGGATAGCTCGGCTTTCACATGCTGTGACTTAGCGCTTAAAGTACCTTGTTTGTGACCGACCATTGTACCTTCGTCGTTGTCAACCTCGATCAAGTACGCAGGCTCTTCCTGTTCCCCGCATACCTCAAAGTCGCCGTCAATCTCCTCGTTAAAGCAGGAGTCTTTGGTTCGGTCACGTACTGTGCCGCTGGTTTCTCCCCATTCAACTTCGTCACCTATGTCGTAAGCATACTCAACTTTGTATTCCTGTGTCAAAGACTTGAGCTGTGCGTTAGTCATCTGCGCCATAGGATTCATCGGGCGTCCGGTCAGTGCAGCGCCTTTCGCAGCTGCTTCCTGAATCACACGGACTACTTTGTCGCCGCTTACCTTCTGCCTAACCTTTTCAGGGATGAACTCGACACTGAAAGCGTTTAAAAAGTTATCTTTAATACTGTTTTTGACCGCCGACACTGTTTCCGACATCATTCCGTCACTGTTCAGCATTGCCTTAACATGCAAACCTTTCTCGCCGTCTTCCATGCTACGTACTTCTGCCTTCTGTATTTTGAAGGCTGGAACGGTACGTGTATCGCCGAACGGTGATGCAGGGTTATTGTTGTGGTCAAGGTTGCCGACCTGTGCCTCTCGCAGTGCATCCATGTCAACATCGTTGAACACTGCGTCTACAGTGTCGTCGTTGATGTCTTCAGCCATGCCTCGAAGAGCTTGTTCGGTGAACTGGTCGTTCCCCTTGTCTTCATGCGTAGTAGCTAGGAATCCTGTGACGTACTCTCTTTCCTGTCCGTCTTCTCCTACCTCGGATTTAAGCGAGAAATTCTGCGTTGATGCGGTAACTGTGTCCGCGTCTGTCGTCATAACGTAGTAACAGATTAACCCTATTTAAAAAACATTAGGTTTAAAAGATTGATACTTCAACAAAAAAACATGGACAGAAAAAACTTAAAAACATACCATTTACATTTGTTTTTTGATGCAGGAAAAACTCATCGCCGACATACTGATGACAATCGGCCTCAGCATAGGCCTAGTAACCAAGCTTTACGCCGTATGGGATAAAGATACTACTTGGCCGCGTCGAAGCAGCGGCACAAACGTCATAACCTACCCGATAACAGGCATACTTCCTTACCTTCTTCTAGGTCTGTGGATGAGCCTTGTTATCTCCAGTATAAAATACTTTTTACGTGTAGCTATCTACATTTGGCGGGCGCCAGACAACGAAGACTGGCTAGGCCGCAAAACTACTGATTCTCCACCGTAGAATCGTTCTCAGGGTTCATCTCCTGATTCACCGTATCCTCGCCGCTAGGCGTAGACAAGCTGGTGTCATCGCCCATGTCCTCTTGGCTGCTACCCATTTCACGGGCCTGCTCACGCATATCCTGTTCATCCATGTCACCAGCAATCTGGTCAGGGCGCTTACCCAGATAATCCATAGCCTCCTGCTCATTCATTAAGCCCATAGCCATTTGCTGTTTGACTACTTCCGTCTCACGCAAATCTTTTTCAGCTTTTCTAATCTGGCTTTTGGTGTCTGGATCTTCAAACTCAATCCTGACATTAAACATTGGCTCAAAGATTTGATTATTCAAAATAGTCTGGTGTTTATCTTGCGCCCGTTTAATACGTTTATTGTATCCTTCTTGGGCCATAGCGCTTTCTGTCGCACCGTCATTTCCCATAATGCCGCCTATACGGCTTGGAGGAACCTGCCATGCCATGACAAGAATCCTTTGAAGCATTTGAATCAATTCCTTAAACTCGACATCATTCGTATCATTCAAGTCCTCAATCTCGATGTCACCGGTCAACACAAGGTCTCTATGCTTGTTCTTCAACTGACGGTACTTCTTAACAGTCTCCTTAACCATTTCAAAGTTCTGGCCTTCAGGACCATCATTCGGCAGCTTAAACACTTTGTTAGGGACGGCAGCGTTGTCAAACCTGACGCCGTTGTAATCCTTAGCGTTCGCCAGCATATCAAGCTCGGCAAACATTGCGGACACAGGTGTAAACCCGTAGGTCTGCCCGTTTAAAGAAAGATAGCTGTGATGCACAACCCTGTCCGGATCAAGATCATATTCTTCACCGTTCACGCGTTGAACGTAACGATCGATATTTCCGAACTCGTCGATGTCATGCAGCACTGTAGACGCCGGAACTACAGAAAGCTCTTCAGTACCTTCTATGTCATCCTGCGCCTGTTTAAGCAGTATGTCGGCCGCTTTTTCCTCGTATTTTTCTTTTTCAAAACTGTAATTATTTTTTACGTAGCTGCGGATAACTTGGTTTGCCTGTTCCTCATCTAAGCCTTTTTTGTAAAGGTATCCGTCGCCGAAGGCCATGCCGTCCATCAAATACTCGGCGATAACCTCTTTGTTCTGCATCCAGAACTGTTTGGCGTCTTGAACACTTCTTGCACCCGGATTCTCGGCGTTGTCCGTCCTGCCAACGTAGTTAAAACGTTTGATCCCGGAGCCTAGAATGTCGTCAACAACCGCCTGCATAATACTAATGATTTCAGGGCTGTTCTTAATACGTCTAAATATCGCATCTTCACCGTACTCACGTGTGCGTTCAACACTCATGTTTTCCGCGGCGATACCAAGCCCTATAGCATCGTTGCTTCTTGGCTGTGTAAAGTCTACATCATCGCCCGGCTCTATTTTCGATTCGTTTTCAGAAGTAGTATTTTGAGTGGAGATAAGATTGGAAAGTTTTTCTCTGTAGCCCATAACAGCGAATTGTATCGACCCTATTTAAAAAACCGGAGGATACTTAAAACTTAACTCCTCTATACTATGCCTAATTTGACATCGGAGGAAGAATCATGAACAACCTCGCCATCTAGATCCTCGGATTCAGCACCTTCATCGTTTTGGACGCCCTCGCCGATAATGCTAAACGATGCCTGTGACGCACCCTCATCCAACACACGGAACGCAATAGCCAAAGACATAACCGTGTCATCATGCTCACGGCCCTCCAACTTCCCCTTCTTATTCATGTGGAAACCGCGCATCTAACGTACCAACGGATCAAAATCATGTAGCAACAACTCACCACGACCCAAAGCTGCCTGAAGCGACGAAAGAATCTCCGGCCGGGTCTTACGCGTAGTATCAAACGGTTCAATCCTGCCAATCACCGAACACTCCTCCTCAATAGTCTTCCAAACACCTTCGCCAATAGCGTTCTTCTCAACCAAGCCGCCGTTAAAATGGTAGAAATTATCTAAATCATTAATCTTCCCGGCAATCGTCGAAGGAGACATACCTTTCTCCCGCTCCATATTAACCAAGTGGATCTGGCCATCTTCCCCTTGCCCAAGTATGGTGAAAACAGTGTAGTCTGCATCCGCACCATCCTGAAGGGCAACATCCACCCCTAGAAAGTAACTCCAGTCATCATGGCTGCCATCATGAGGGTTGTGAAGCCAGTCTGCGCCGAAGGAAGATTCGATCACATGGTCATCAAAGAACTGCTCATCCACCGACATCGGATTCGTCATATACTCACGGACAAAACGCGCCGGACCAATCTCCTTCTTCTTCTCCATCAACGCATCATAAGTCCAGTTATCAGGCCACAAAACCTCCTCCGTATCAGTATCGTAGGCTTGGTAGCGCTCAGTGTAGAAGTTATCCTTCTCCATCAACTCCATCATCAAATCATTGTAATCCAACGGCGTGCCGACAATCTGCATCATACCATCACTGTTCTCAATAATCGGCGAGAGCGTAGAGTAAAAAACATCCTTCTCCTTCTCAATCTTCATGTCATTACTGAGAACATCGTCCAAAAACACGTAATCAACGTGGCTGGAACGGATGCTGTCGCTGAAAGTTTTAATCTGCACCTGAACATCCGTCGTCGTCACAATCTCCTCGGTCGACCAACTGCCCTCCCAGTCATCAATATCCGTATCCAACTCCTTCAAGTTCTCAGTAGAAGACTCCAAATGATGCAAGGCGCTGTTACGGGCGATAATCCTTTTAATATCCTGCAAAATATCCTTGCTCTGAGTATGGCTTGCCGAAGACAAGATAATCTCCGAACCAGACTCCTTATAACACACCCACAAAATAGGGAATATCGTCCAGCTGTAAGTCTTGCTGTGACCTCTCGGCGCCATAACCGCCGCCTTAACAGCATCCGTACCCGAATCCGTTTTACTGTACTTCTGCGGGTTCTGATGAAAATCTATAGATTTCTGTATAACAGGGCTGTTAACGTTAGCACCTAAAACATGCTCAACAAAAAAACCGAAATTCTTATTAGCTAAATACTTGATTTGATCCCGGCTGTCAACGCCGCTGCTCTCCTTAATATCTGCCCACGTACGTTCCTCAGATGCTGGATCATACATACTAAAACAAACCGGCGAACCCATATTTAAATGCAAGTCCAACAGCCAAGTATTTCGCCGCCACACCAAACACAAAACCTGTCTTAGCGTAATGCGGTTCCTTACTTACATCACTGTTGCTCTGCAACACCTTGGTCGGGATCTGTTTATCCTCCGACACACCGTGGTAAAAACCTATTCCAAGGCTGTGCCACTCAGCATAAGAACTAAGAGGTCCTTTGTAAGGTGCAACAATCTGTCCTTCCTCCTTGCCGAACAAAGCCATAAAAACATTTTGCCGGCAAAGCATTTAAAAAACTAACTGTTACTTGCACTTGCTGAAGCCGCAGACAGGGCAGATATTACATCCCTCAGC